CATACCTAATTCAGTCATTAAAGATATTAAAAAACTGACTTAATGGTACGTAATATAAATCAAGAAAAATTACTATGGCAGCGCACTAAAAAAGGCCTGACCGAATGCTTTTTAACCCGCATAGAAACTAGCACTTTGAATGGTGTACCTGACGTGCATGGTGTACATAAAAAGGGAATATTTTGGATAGAATTAAAATCAGATAAGCTCAGTTTTCCTAACCTAAATAAATGGCAAATAGTTTGGATTAATAAATATATCAAAGCAGGTGGCCATGTATTTATCTTGAAAGAGACCCTTTCGCAGAGGTCTCTTAAACTGTACAAGCCGGTGTCCGTGTTTACTGATCCTCGTTCACTGGAACCTCGTTGCTCGTTCTCGGTTCCTTTTAACTGGCCACGGATCCAGGAAGAGCTGGTGAAGCAGCTCCGGGAGGCAGCGTGATCCTCGTCTCGTTCTCGTTGATAAACCTCGCTCGTTCTCGTTTGATTGACAACGGCTGGCCATCCTGTAACCCTGGCCAAGTGCTGGTGCAGCCAGAAGCTCTCGTTCTCGTTCCCTGCCCCTCGTTTGTTTTTACCTCTTAGTTAGTAACGGGGGGCTGGGAAGGAGATCCTGGCAGCAGGATCTCGTCTCGTTTGTCAAGTAAAAACCTCGTTCTCGTTTGAAGAATGGATCGCTGGCCAGGCAGCATCAGAAACGGATCCCAGTGTGTTACTGTGATTTCTACAGTATTATTTTTTGCTAAGAAAGTTCTTGACTTTATCCCATTAGGTCTTATGTTATACCTGTTGGCTAATACCTCTGCAGTCGGGGGATCGATCCAGAAAAAGCAAGGGGCCGTAGCATGTATTAGCTGACGAAACAAAAGGAGAGCATATGAAAAAAATAGAAAGATGGTTTTATTTACAATTACAATTAATGCTGGAAAGTTATTTTAAAAGAGGTAATCCCTATTTTACATATAACGAAACACATAAAAGGAGAGCATATGAAAAATAAACAAGAGAAAGATTTAGGCGATGAGCTCAAGGATAACGTTGTCTTCACATGTCCCGAGCATAGTCTAGAAACATACTTCAAAGTAAAAGAATTAGAAAAGAGTCCTGAAGCCAAGGACTTTGTATACGTTCGGTTTTATGATGGGAAGCAGCATGAATCGATGTGGGTCAAGATTCACAAAGGAACACAGCTGCATGGTTATGGAGAAATAAATAACGTTCCCGTTCTACTAACTGATCACAAGCTTGGTGAAATTGTACATTACACTACGGACAAGGAGGGAGTAACATGGCAAAGATTAAATTAAAAGATCTCGTAAAAAAAGTGAATGCCGATAACGCACCACCTGATGGATGGTCCCCGAAGGATGCGGTAGCAGCAGACAAACCTGAAGCTGGAAAAGTATATGCGCTTACCGGTAAAACCGGTACGAAATGCATTGCTAATGGTTATAGCTGGAAGGATAGTCTCGTGGAGGAAGAGTAATGGGTCTCGCTGCGTTTTATTTAGTATGCCTGCTGCTGTGGCCAGGTCCTGTCCTGGCCGTTACCGGTGTCCTGGTTCTTTCTCTAGTAGGAGCGTTTTGATGACCTCGTCTCGTTTTGCTACGAGCTCGCCTCGTCTCGTTTAGATAAGCTACCAGCTGGCCATCCAAGCAACGGATCTGGCCAGTTCGCCCAGTAACTGTTGCTTCGCTAAGTAAAGTAATGTTTTACCTCGTTTCTCGTTCACGAAAGAACGTGGGCAACATGATAGTTGGTAAACGTCCCAGCACGGCATCAGGACTGTGATTTCAGCTGTGTTTCCAATTTAGAATGATTCTAAAAAATAATTGTTGAAATGGTCATGGGATATGATAAGACTATTGTCGGGATTATCAGGTTGACACTCTAGCCGAGATTGTTTCAATCCTGCCAATGCTGTCAGATAAATTCTGTTCTGATAATCCCATAAATTAACAAAGGAGAAAAAAATGGGATTAGATCAATTTGCACATCTTCGGGGTCACAAAGTAGATTGGGAAAAATACTACTCGGATACTGAAGCGAGTATATACGAACAAAAACAAGTCTTCGTTTGGCGAAAACACGCAAGACTTCAAGAGTTCATGGCAAAGAAATGGACTGAACAAAATCCAAGTGTAAAAGTCGAGGGTATGTTGGCACACTTAGGATTTAACTCAGATCAAAACGCACCATGTTATATGACTAAAGAAGTCGTTGACGAATTAGGCGAACAGATTGAAAAGGGCTTTTCTGATTATGTTGCCGAAGATGGATTTTTTTGGGGTCAACAATTTCAAGAAGATAGTGTCAAAGAATACAAAGATCAGGACATTAAATTCTTAAAATTCTGTCAACAAGCGATTAGTGATAATAAGGTCGTAGAATATTGGTGTAGTTGGTGATGTCGAATAAAAAGAAACGAGCCGACAATGTCGGCTCGGCTCGTTCATCTCGTTCTCGTTTAGGACAGATCGAACAGGATAAAATGACAGCAAAATTATCCCAGTTAACGGGAAAACTTTCTGAAGTATTAGGAAGTGAATTTATTAAAGTAGAGGTCGAGCCTATATTGAAAGAAATAAATAAAAAAAAATTAAATTAACTATTGTTATATTCATGGGATATGATAGAAATTAGGGGTCAAATAACAAAAGAGGTAAAAATGACAAATGCAATAAAAAGGCTAAAGCAAGATGAAAAAAAAGTAGTCTTAGCTTATGCTCAATTAAAGCTAAAGTCTAATAGACTTGCTAAAGAGTTGGACACTATGAAACAAAATATTGTTGATGTGTTTGATAGAACAAACCAAAATTTAATTATTGTTCAAGATGAGAATGGTAATAGTTTTGGATTACAAAAAATAAATCGTAAGCGTAAGAAATTTGAAACAGCAAATTTCAAAATTGCTCATAACGATTTATATAACAAGTTCACAACTGAACTTAGTTATAGCGAATACAAAGCAATAGGGGATAACAATGCCCAATAATGATTTAATTAATATTGCTGAGGTACTAGCAAAAAGAGTTGGCGAAAAAACGCCAACTCAACTTCAAGAGATGCTAATTTCAGATGGGGTTAAGAAACACCTCAACTATGAAATTATGTTTCAACTATTAATGGGTGAGGTTGAAAAGCATATCTTAGAAAATCAAGGCAACGCTGTTGTTGATGAGTTTAAAAATAATGTGTTGGAAAAATTTTCAACACTAATCCAACAGCTAACACCGATAAAATAATAATAAACAACCAATGGCGTTTAACAACGCCATTGGTGTATCCACACCATAGAAGGCTCTAATTTTAAAAACAACAGATTTACAGGTTGCGCCTGTGCCGACTGCGTTTTCAGGCACAGCTTTGCTGTGCAAAGAGGTTTACAAAGCAATATACATAAATATACTGGGGTCCCAAACGAGATGAATATTGAAAAACTTACTGAAGACGAGATAAAAGATTTAATTCTGCAAAAGCAATTGCAGTGGATCAAGTTATGCCAGGATAATTTTATAGTTTTTGCTGAAGCAGTTTGGGAAGATTTTATCTATAGGAAAACAAAGGACCCAAAACAATATGGGCACCATCAAATAATCGCTGAATCTTTTCAAGATATAGCTGATGGTAATGCAAAAAGGCTCATAATTAATATGCCGCCTAGACATACTAAATCTGAATTTGCATCTTATTTATTCCCTGCTTGGTACATAGGAAAGTATCCTAAGAAAAAAATAATGCAGGTATCACACAATGCTGAACTTGCTTCAAGGTTCGGTAGCAAGGTTCGTAACTTAATGAACACACCAGAATATAAACAAATCTTTGGTAATGTGACACTCAGAGAAGACTCAAAAGCAAAAGGCCGATGGGAAACAAATCATGGTGGCGAGTATTTTGCAGCTGGCGTTGGCGGTTCGATAACAGGTCGTGGTGCTGATTTGTTAATTATAGATGACCCACATACAGAGCAAGACTCCATGTCTGACTCTGCAATGGACAGAGCTTACGAGTGGTATAGCTCAGGACCCCGACAACGTTTACAACCGGGTGGTCGTATTCTGGTAGTCATGACCCGGTGGGCGGTAGACGATCTTACTGGAAGGCTCATCAAAGCACAATCAGAGCCGAAAGCGGACAAGTGGGATGTAATTGAGTTCCCTGCTATCTTACCTAACGATAAACCTGTATGGCCTGAGTATTGGTCGAAAGAAGATCTTGATTCAGTCAAAGCATCTATCTCAACAAAGAATTGGAATGCACAATACATGCAGGACCCAACTTCAGAGGAAGGAGCCATTATCAAACGTGAATGGTGGCAAGATTGGGACAAAGAACATTTACCTAAACTTCTCCATGTCATACAAAGTTATGATACTGCATTTTCTAAAAAAGAATCTTCAGACTACTCAGCGATAACTACGTGGGGAATCTTTGAGCCTGTAGATGGTTATGAAAAATGTATTATACTTTTAGATGCTATGAAGGGTAGATATGACTTTCCAGATCTTAAGAACGTAGCGATAGAGCAATATCAATACTGGGAACCGGAAACTGTAATCATAGAGGCTAAAGCTTCAGGTCAACCATTAATACATGAACTAAGAAGAGCAGGCATACCCGTAGTAGATTTTGTGCCTGCGAGAGGCAGAGACAAGCATACACGAATAAATAGCTGTGCGCCTGTATTTGAGTCTGGAATGGTATATGCTCCATTAGATGAGCACTTTGCTCAAGAGGTCATTGAAGAATGTGCTGCATTTCCCAATGGTCAGTATGATGACTATGTAGACAGCATGACCCAAGCTGTGTTAAGATATAGGCAAGGTGGATTTGTTTCTACGTATTCAGACAATTGGGACGACCCGCCAATAAAATTAGAAAAGGAATATAAATATTATTAGGAGTAATTATGCCAATTAAAATTGTACCACGAAAATCTGAACCTAAAGATATTGATCGAGAGGATAGAAAAAAAATAAGCATGAAAGAAGCTATTGATATGAGAAGAGATGCAAGAAGAGATTATGTTAGAGCAAATAGAATGCTTACTGGTGGTCAAGCAAAATTAGACAAGAATAAAAATAATAAAATAGATGCAGAAGATTTTAAATTACTTAGAAAAGAAAAAAAAGGCAGACCAATGAAAGCTAAAAGAGGTAAGTTTAGTGATGTTAAAAAATTTGCGAAAGCAAAAGGTTTACCTGTTCCTTTTACTCGTGCAGGTAACTTTGGCAAAATGGCGGGAAATTTTCCTGCAATCAAAACAGCTCCAGGTAGCATGGCTTCAAAAGCTGAAGCAGTAAGTAAAATGAAATCAGCTAAAGAACTTACAAAGGAAGCTGGTAAAAAATTTTTAAAACGTAGATTGGGTGTTGGTGCTGCATTAGCCTCAGGTATAGGAGGAGCACTAGGAGTAGGATCCAACGCTTTAAAAAATTTAAAAAAGAAAAGAGCCGCTAAAAAAAGAGATGAAGCTAAAGTTAAAAAAATGGGTGGTGGCATGATGAAAAAATACAATAAAGGTGGAACGCCAATGTATTTGACTGACGAAAAAATTAAAGAAGTTTTTCCAGAAAAAGACGCTAAAAGAAGAGCAAGAATTTCACAATTAGTTGGAGGAGATAGAGTATCTCCAATGAAAGGGGATAGATTTCAGGCAGGTCAAACAGCAAGAAGAAAAAAAATGTTTAAAGAATTTGGTAAAAAAGTAGTTAGAGCTGCATTACCTGGAGCTGGAGCCGCATTAGCTGCTAAAAAGGTAAAAGAAAAAGTATCTGGCAAAATGGGTGGTGGCATGATGCAACGACCTATGGGCATGGGTATGGCTAAAAAAGGTAAAATGATCAAAGCCCGTGGTGGCGGAATGGCGAGAACAAAACCTACATCAATGTACTAGGAGGGACAATGTCCCTGGACAAATTATTTCGGATAGGACGTAGACTATTAAGCGGTAAAAAAGAATCAGCTACACCGACCACCGGACAACAGACAAAACAAATAACTTACGAACCAAAGCCTTCACAAGCTAGTGGTCAAGAATTAGCTGTTAGAGAAATTAGAAATCCACCAGTCGTATTAAAACAAACCAAACCTTTACAGATGGGTGATGATACAGCTCCTGCTTTTGGATCCTCTACCTATGATTGGGTAATGAGAAAAGGTCGAGGTCAATACACAGCTGACGAATGGCTTGAACATTTAACTAGTAGAAGAAAAGAAAAATTTAATATATTTGGTAAACCTGCAACTCGAACTGTTTTAGATTTAAAAAAATTTAAATATGATAAAGGACCCTTTGCAGGCAAAGAGGTTAGTATATCAAGAGAAGAATTGTTTGATTCTAATTTAGCAATATTTAATGATCGTGGTGATCTAACAGGTGGTTTATTATTTGCAGCTCAAAAGTTTGGTATGAAATTAGATGCCAACACTGTTGGCACAATGCTTAAACTAAATCCTGTAAATAGATTAAAAACTTTAGACTTTGGAATACCACAAGGGACTTATGAAAAAATTATAAAAAAAGCAGATGACCAATATAAAATGATACAATCTATTGCAAAAAAATTTGACATGGCAGATAGAGATAATTTTGACAGAGCTGATCGTGTTTTATATTATTTAAACGCTATGAGAAAAGGTGATGTAGAGGATTTAGCAGAGAATGCTAATTTTGCTTTAGAAAGATTACTTCGACTAAGAAATGGATTAAAAGATAAAGCTCCCCTTCATAATGAGTTTGTACAAATTAATAAAATAATTAGTGAGATTGATGAAGGGATAGCACCTTTAAAATCTTCAAGAGTGCCAAAATATTATAACAATGAACAAACACTTATGGGTGGAGACAACTATCGAGAGGTTGTATTTTTTTTAGATGAACCTATTGTAGGTAATATAGAACCTCTTAAAACAAGCGGATCACATTTTGCTAAATTTGTTAAGAATGAAATTTTTCACGTAAGGTTTGATACAAGATTTACACCTGATGGTAAAAAAGTTTTAACTATTCATCAGATACAAGCAGACAACGCTAAAAATGTAAGTGAAGCTTTATCGAGGGCTAGACAACTTTCTGGTGAGGCACGTAAAAATCCTTTTCAAAAAGATATTGAGAATAGAATGTTTCTTTCAGTACAGCGTAAACTTCAACAAGATTTGGATTTAGCTGCGCAAACAGGTAATCCATCAAAAATTTATAAAGCAGCTGATGACTTACAAAGAAATACAAAAAGAATAACCTCTGGTGTTGAAAGGGGAGAAGTAGATTATTTTCCAATGGTTGATGCAGCTGATTATAGTGATCACGCTTTAAAATATTTATTACAATTAGGAGCAAGAGAAGGTGCAGATTATGTTGCTGTATTACCTTTTGATATGCTTAATTATAAAGCTAGTATTGACGGATTTGCTGGTAATGAAAGAGCTTATGGATACGCAAGCGGTAAGGGAATAAATAAAAAAGGTAAAGCCATCATCCCTGAATTAATGAAAAAGACAGCACGTTTTTTTGGTAGCTCGGCAGGACCAATAAAAATTTCTAGATCGAATCCTAAAAAACCTTACAAAAAAATAGATGAGGATACATACACGTATAAGAAAGGACATCTATTAGGTCCACAGGGTGAAAAAGGTGAAAGAGGTTTCGTTCCAGGTAAGAGTTTTACTAGAATTTCACATTCAGATGCCTCAGAAAACCCAAAAAAAGGTTACAAACTAATTACAGAAGATAACCCTAACTTGTATTTTGATGCGTTTGCTATAAAAATAAACAATCTCATGAGAGGCACACAAAAAACATATAAATCCAAAGGCGGTCTTGTGGTAGATATATTTAAAACAAGAAGGTATAATTAATTATGGCTATAGAGAAAAACACAGAAATAGTTGAAGAAGAAATTGAAGAGCAACCAGAGAGTCGAATACCAATTGACATATCGGTTGAAGGTGAAGAAGAAGTAATTGAAGAATCACCTAGAGATGATTTCAACGCCAACTTAGCAGAAAACTTAGATGAAAGAACGTTAAGAGAAATGTCGTCTGAGTTGATAGAAGAATACAAAAAAGATAAAGTATCACGTAAAGATTGGGAAGATGCCTATATCAAAGGTTTAGATTTATTAGGAACTAAATACGTTAATGTTACTAGACCATTCAAAGGAGCTTCTAACGTTACTCACCCTATGTTATCTGAGGCAACAACACAATTTCAAGCACAAGCTTACAAAGAATTAGTGCCTTCAGATGGTCCTGTTAGAACACAAACAGTAGGCCTAAGAACACCAGCTATAGAACAGCAGGCAGAACGTGTAAAAGAATACATGAACTATCTTCTAATGGAGGAGATGGAGGAGTTTACAACTGATATGGATCAAATGTTATTCTATTTACCATTATCCGGTAGCACTTTTAAAAAAATATATTACGATGAATTATTAGGCAGACCTGTCTCTAAATTTTTGCAGGCAGAAGAAATTGTCGTTCCATATTACGCATCTGATTTAAAAGATTGTGAAAGAATTACTCACGCTTTTAAAATGACAAAGAACGAGATTACGAAAAAAATGGCTGCAGGTTTTTACAGAGATATTGAGTTGACTGAAGGATCTACAGAGCAAGATAATTTACAGAAAAAAATAAGTGAACTTGAAGGTGTAAAAAGCACAGGTGGAGATTATCTACACACAATTTTAGAAATGCATGTAGATTTAAATTTAGATGACTATGAAGAATTTGATGATAAAGCTAAGAAAGTTAAAATACCTTACATCGTGACTATTGATGAAGGTTCAGGTGAGATATTATCTATATACAGAAACTACAAACCAGGTGATTTAAATTATGCAAGGGTAGAACATTTTGTACATTACAAGTTTTTACCTGGCTTAGGTTTTTATGGTTTTGGTTTAACACACATGATCGGTGGTTTATCCACTGCTGCAACACAAGCGTTAAGACAATTGATAGATGCAGGGACATTAAAAAATTTACCTGCAGGATTTAAATCACGTGGCATTAGAGTAAGAGATGATGATCAACCAATACAACCTGGAGAGTTCAGAGATGTGGATGCACCAGGTGGTAATATACGAGATCAATTTTTTAATCTACCATTTACAGAACCATCTACCACATTATTTAATCTTTTAGGTTTTGTAGTACAAGCTGGACAAAAATTTGCAGCTACAACAGATAATAATATTGGTAATGATGCACAAAATAGAGCTGTTGGTACAACAATTGCAATGATGGAGCGTGGTTCACGTGTCATGAGTGGTGTTCACAAGCGTTGTTACTACGCAATGAGACTAGAATTTAAAATTTTAGCAAGAATTTGCGGTGAATTTTTACCACCAGAATATCCATACGATGTTTATGGTGGTCCAAGACAAATTAAATCATCAGATTTTGATGGAAAAGTTGATATTTTACCGGTTGCAGACCCAAATATTATGTCAATGGCGCAAAGAGTGACGCTTGCACAGACACAATTACAAATTGCAAGCTCAAATCCTGGAATTCACAACATTCACGAAGCGTACAGACGTGTTTATGAAGCGTTAGGCACTAAACAAATAGAAACTTTACTTAAACCTGCACCAAAACAACCAGAGCCAATGGACCCTGCAAAGGAAAACGCACGTGCACTGCAAATGAAACTGCTTACAGCCTTTGAATTTCAAGATCATGATGCACATATATCAGCTCACATGGCATTTATGGCTACAAGGATGGTGCAAATCAATCCACAAGTCTATGCTTTATTGCAATCACACGTTTCAGATCACATATCATTTAAAGCACGAGCAGAAGTTTCCGCAACTATGGCACAGGACCCGCAAATGGTACAAATGCAACAAGCAGATCCAGAAGGATTTGCTATTATGTATGATGCTGAGGTTGCAAAACGTACTGCACAAATAACTCAAGAGCTTGCACAAACTGAAATGCAAGCAAACGCAGCAAAACAAGATCCTCTTGTTAGAATAAAACAACAAGAAGTAGATTTAAGAGCTATGGACATGCAAAGAAAATCAGAAGAGACAGCATTCAAACAAGCACAAGAAAATCAAAGAGCTGCAGATCGATTAGAGTTTGATTATGATAGATTAGCAACACAAGATCAGCAATCAGACGAGAGATTACGAGTAGCGAGGGAAAAAATAGATGCAAAAAAATAAAAATGGATTAAGCGGTGGTGTAAAATCAGGCCCACCTCCAAAATCTGGACCCCAACCACAAGGTCTTGTAAAAGGAGGATGCCCACATCGAGAAACAGGAGCTAAATCTGACATCAAAGGTATTAAAGACATACAAGTTACCGGAAAAAAGTTCATCGGTTTACGATAATCTTTCTGAGAAGGAAAAAACTATATTCTTAGCAGGAGTTTTCGATGGTGAAGGTAGTTTTGGCATCTGGTCTAAATTAAAAACCAAAAAATATTTTGCCTGTAGTGTTGAAATGTCTGATAAGGACATGGTTCAAAGATTTTATGAGTTTTTTGGAGGTTGTTTGTACCTTTGTAAGAGAAGAAAACAACATCACAAGGATACCTGGAGATGGCGTATCAATGGTCAAGGGGCTTTAAAAACAATTGATATGATGATAGATTATTTAAGCAAAAGACGTAAGGAGAAATTTAAAAATGTGGTTCAGTGCCTTAAAATTAGCCATTAACGCTGGAAGTAAAATATACGCTAACAAGCAAAGAACGAAGATGGCGATGTCAGATGCACAATTAATGCATGCAGAACGTATGGCCAAAGGAGAGGAAGCTTACCAGGGTAAATTGCTAGAGGCCCGACAATCAGATTGGAAAGACGAGGCAGTTTTAATAATTCTCAGTTTGCCCGTGTTGGTGCTTGCTTGGGCAGTTATATCTGACGACCCAACTGCGATGGACAAGGTGAAATTGTTCTTCGATATGTTCTCACAGCTCCCGTCCTGGTTCACTAACCTGTGGATCTTGGTCGTGGCTTCGATATATGGTATAAAGGGTACACAAATATTTAGGAACGGAGGAAAAAAGTAAATGACTAAATTATGTCCAAGAGGAAAGGCAGCAGCCAAAAGAAAATTTAAGGTATACCCAAGCGCATATGCTAATGCCTACGCATCTAAAATTTGTGCGGGTAAAATTAAAGATCCATCAGGTGTCAAAAGAAAAGATTTCAAAGGTCCTAAACCGGCAGCCAAAGGTGCAATGATGAAAGCAAAAAAAGGTAAAGCAATCATGATTCTCATTGGTGTTGGCAAAAAGAACAAAGTCGATAAAAAAATGAGCGGTGGCATGACTGCTGGATCTCAATCTGCAATGGGTAGATTACAAAAAGCGAACATGATGAGTAAAGGTGGTTTGAAAGCTGAACTCAATAATCCTGCAAAAGGTTATACTGCTGGTGGAATGGCAGACTATTATAAAGATTTAATGTAATGCAAAAAAATGTCCAGTACATGAAGGAGGGAGGCCTCAAGAAATGGTTTTCCCAAAAATGGGTTGATATTGGAGCAAAGAAAAAAGGCGGAGGTTTTAAGCCATGTGGAAGAAAATCTGCAAGTGGATCAAAAAGAAAGTATCCAAAGTGCGTCCCTGCTGCAAAAGCGGCAAGAATGACAGAATCCCAGAGACGGAGTGCCGTTGCAAGAAAGAGAAGTAAAGCACAAGGTGTTGGCGGCAAACCAACAAATGTTAAAACATTTGCAAAATCTTAAAAAATTAATATAGTTCCTATATGCGTGCAACTATCTTAAAAGCTTTACACGATAAGTACAATTCTGAAATATCAGAGGCAGAGGCAAATCTTAAAGTTTACTTAGATAATCCAGTAGGTGTTTCAGAACATCCAAATATTGTTGAAGAAGCAGATAAATTAATAACTAAAATTACAGACGCAGAAGGTAAGCTTCAAGTTTTGAAAGAATTCAGTGATTGAGGGTGATAGCATCGAATATGATCTATTAGAAAAGGTTTGTGCTTTAATCACAAACGATAATCCATTTACTTGTGAAATAGGAGTAAGACTAGGTAAGGGATCACAAACAATATTAGAATCTTTAAAACACAAAGACCACTGGCATATCGGTATAGACCCTTATGGTGATATTACATATCAACATTTTGACAAAGACTCCACAATAGAACACATAGATGGTGGATCTCCTACTTATTCAAACTCAATGAAGTCTACTTTATTACAAAATTTACATTATGATAATTTTTCATTATTTCAAATGAGTGATGATGATTTTATGAGAAAGTTTGCAGATGGAGTTCCTATTTATAAAAAAGATAGAATAGTTAGAAACGACTATGATTTAGTTTTTTTAGATGGTCCACATAAAACATTAGATATTCTTAAAGAAGTAATATTTTTTGGTGAACGTTTAAACAATAAAGGTTTTATTATTTTAGACGATTATGAATCATTTAAATTTGATTACATAATTAAATCAGCTGAATTAATGGATATTAAATTAATGCATGTGGGTAA